ATATAAAGTAATGCCCTACACCAAACGCAAACTGAAAAACGGCAAGGTCCGCGTCACCTCTCCGAATGGGGTGAAGTCCAAGGGCAGCACGCCCGAGAACGCGAAGAAGCAGGTCCGTTTGCTCCAAGCAGTGGAGCATGGCTTCAAGCCCACGCACCGGGATGCGATCAGAAAGAAGATGGGCGTATGAGACCGACAATCCTGACACGCATCCTGCTCGCGGTCATCGCCACCATCGCGTTTGCGCTGTCGTTCGCAATCTTTTTCTTATGAGATTCTATTTCTACCGGGGCAAGGGAATTTGGGCTGCGCTGATCCGCTGGTTCACGCGCAGCAAGTATGCACACATGGCTGTCGTTTTCGAGGACGGCACGGTCTACGAGTCCGTGCCCGGTAAGGGCGTCATCAAGGGCACGTTGAAGTCCACCGAGGGGGTTACACCGTTCTGCTATAAGATGGGCGCGCGACCAAACTCGGAAGCGGCTCGGAAATTTTGCGAGTCGGAACTCGGCACCGGTTACGACTACTGGGGCTGCATTTGTTTTCTGATTGGCATCCGGCAGCGTCGCAGCGCGTCTCGATACTTCTGTAGCGAGTTCGGCGCGGACGCGGCGAAGGTTGCCGAGGTAGCGTTGCAAGAGCGCGTTGAGTCCTCGGTGTTGTCGCCGGATATCTGCGCAATGTCGCCGGTGATCATGGTTGATTACACGCGCCGGTTCCGGTGGGACCACGTCGGAAGATATTCTTGACAAGCGCGCCGGAATCTGGTAAGATCACTCCATGATCGGACTATACGGAAGCATCGCTGGACAAACATTCGCCGCTGCGAAACATCTCTCTGATGAACCGCCGCATTGGATGGCCCCGGATACAGATTGCATGGGGCACCCCACGCCGGGCTACTGGCGACAATTCTTGCGTTGCTCGGACGGTTATATTGTAATCGGCATCGGCGTCTATGCGGAGGCAGCCACGGCGCAGGCAAAGAAAATGCGCGATGATCGCGAGGCGACTTTGAAACTCCCGCCCATAGAACGTCTGAAGCTACTGGCTGCGGGGAGTCTCTGCGACCAAGAGATGAAAGAGGCGATCCGGCTTCTGATCCAACTTTTGGTGAAAAAATGAAAGCACTGTTTAAACGCATCCGAAAAGCGTTCCGATTGTGGATCAGACACAACGAAAATAACACGAAATATCTCGGCTTCATAAAATGTTTGGAAGACGCCGGAGATTTCGTTGACGATCTTCACTGAGGTTTGCACTGTTGGGTGACGCGGAATAATCCGAGTCGTAACCAAAAGGAAACCTATGCCAAATACACTGAGGGTCTCTTGGCCCGCCAATCCGCCTGCTGATCAGGTGCTCAACTACGAACTGTTCCAATCCGCCAACGGTGGGGCATTCGCATCGCTGGGTCTGAATCCCGCTACGTCTCGCGACGTGACGGTCGGCACGGGCGTCTATCGCTTCAAAGTGAAGGCGCATAACGTGGCCGGTCCCGGGCCTGAGTCTGACATCGGTAACGGTCCTGACATTCCGACGAAGCCGGGCACGCCGGTCGTCGAGACGGTCACTCCGTAATCCTCTCGGGGTTCCCGCTTCGGCGGGAATCCCTTGCCATTTTCATTCCTGCACTGCACTGTTTAATGTGAACACACGACTGAAGAAATTCCTGAAGTCGCGCCTCGGCGCGTGGACTGTTGCATTGCTGGTTACCGCCTCTATGGTCGGCAGCCGGACCATTTCGACAAAGGTGGACTACTGTCGCATGCAACAGTCGGTTGTGCTCATTCAGGCCAGCGATGGTCAAGGCTCTGGCGTTGTGATGGAACGTGTCAACGAGCAGGGCCGAACGCGCGTGTTCATCTGGACCGCGAACCACGTCGTTGAGAATGACAACAAGGTGAAGATCGTGAAGAACATCCGCACCGAAGGCCATCGTGCCGGGCAGGCTGAGTTCACTGCGGTCGTCATCGGCAGAGACAAGGCGCGCGACGTTGCGCTTCTATGGCTCGATGCTCCGGCTAAATATTTTCGCGCCGCTGAGTTTGCGCCTTCGGCCCCAATCGCCGTGGGAACTCCGCTCACTCATGTCGGCAATGTTCAAGGGATCGCGTTCGAGGATAGTGTCAGTAATGGCATCCTCTCACAGGTGGGTCTCAAGCCCGAGGGTTGGCCATGGGAGATGACCGATCAAGCGGCACTCGCTGCTTACTTCGGTTCAAGTGGTGGTCCAATTTTTCGCACGCACAATGGAGATGTTGTCGGCCTCACCTGTGGTGGCGTCGTCGGCTCCGGGTTCATGAACTTCGTGCCCGTGCGCGTGATCGAAGATTTTGCAAACGGCGCGGTGCTGCATTGGGCGGTGCGTGGCGACTGGTGCCCCGGCGATGGATTGTTGAACGGGCTGGCGAACAGGGAAGTGCAAGTGAAAACCTTTAGTGTAAATTAATTATGGCAGCACAACCCGGTGACGGAAAATATCACATCCTTTGGAAACTCGTCGAGTCGGTAGGCGGCGTCCCCCGTCAAGGCGACTCGCTTCGCGATCTGCTCGCGCGTTATCTGCGTGACATCGGTGGAACTCCCGCGCAAGGGGATCACTTTTACAATCTGTTGGTAAAGGTGGTGATCATCAAAGGCGGCACGCCGCAGCCCGGCGACAACGAGTGGGACCTTCTTGTCGAATGGCTCCAAGCAGAGGGTGTGTGCCCGAAATGCGGTGACTCGGTTCACGATCTGTGGTTGAAAGTTTTGGCGCTCCCTTTATTGCCTGAGGGTCCGGTGATGGTATCCATCGCTGATGAGGAAGCGCAGATTGCAGACCCCGGCGCTTATCTGAACACTCACTATGTTTTAATTCAGACCTCCGAGGACGGGGTTAGTGGTTGGACTAACGGGTTTGAATATCCCGTAGACCAGTCCCCGTTGAATTTGGCCTTAGGTGGTGCGGGCGGTAAATTCGCCCGAGCCGCGTATACCACCGGCAACGCTGATCCGGTGACCCAGTGGTCAACCCCCGTGTTCGTGCTCCCGAACGTCCCGTTGTTTGCGTGGGTGAACGTCAACACCTTTTTCGTCAGCCCCACGCTCGCGGGCGGTTATCTTCAGGTCCAGCACGCCCCTGATGTTGGTGGTCCTTTCACCGACTTTCTTGCCGGTGTCGCGACGCCCGGGGCAGATCATACCCTCGACTTCACCGGACAGGGTGAACCGGGCGGTCTGTGGTATCGTGGCCGAGTCTCGTTCGATCAGGTGAACTGGTCCAATTGGGGCAACGCCGCTTGGGACGACAACTCTTGACGGGACTTGACAGCCATGTTATAGTGGCTGCATGAAGTATTCAGTCAAGACGCTACGTTCAGCGGGATTGGAAGCCCGCTGGTCCCGCAATCGTCATGGCGCTCCCATCATCGTCGCCCGAAAGGCCGGTGAAAAAACTTGGTGGCACGTGGGCCAAGATATGTGGAAGCGCATGATGCAGATCGGCATCGTTCCTGCGTTTGAACAGCACACACTTCTCGGAGACATTTTCAGCATCCCGGTATGAACGTCGTAGGCTACATTCGGGTCAGCAGCACTGGCCAGATTAGCGGTGACGGCCCGCAGCGTCAGGAAGACGCGATCAGGAAATTCTGCGAGGCTCACAAAGTAAATCTCGCGGTGACGTATCTGGAGGCAGGCGTCAGCGGGACGGTGGAGGCGATGGACCGCGAAGCGTTCGCGGCGATGGTGGCCTACATCGAGAATAAGAAGGATATCTCCGCCGTCGTTGTAGAGCGGCTCGACCGCCTCGCCCGTGACCTGATGGTCTCGGAAATTTTGCTCACCGAACTCCGTAAGCGCGGAATCAAAGTTTTTTCGGCGGACCAAGGTGCGCTCATTGATATGGCGAACGATGAAGTCGATCCAACTCGCAAATTGATTCGCCAGATTATCGCTGCGCTTGCGGAGTGGGAAAAGTCGCAACTAGTTTTGAAGTTGCGAGTTGCGCGCGAGCGAAAACGGAAACTGACGGGCCGATGCGAAGGCGTCCTTCCATATGGGCGCACTGGGGCGGAACGCGCGACACTGGAGACAATCCGGCAGTGGCAGCGGCAGAAGATGTCACTTACGGATATTGTCTACTGGCTCAACAAGGGCGGAATTAAAACCCGCATGGGCCGGGAGTGGACGAAGAACAATCTCAATCAAATGCTTCGTAATCAACCATGAATGATGCACTGCTACAGTTTATAAATGGACGCCGGGCCGAAGTGGTCGCTGCGTTTAAACGAGATGAGGAACTCGCGCTCCGGCGCGCGCGCATTCAAAACGGGGCTCACCCGGATTACCTCAACGGGCACCCCAAAGACCAAGAGAAAGGCAGACTCGTGCCAAAGAAACGCAAAAAGAAACAGCG